TGAGCTTGTGGACAGAAGTGTCGTTTGACAGCAGCCAGTCGTAGCTTCTTGGAGAAGACAGCCAGTAATTGCCAGTGGAGAAGACCAGTTTCTCCTCCTCGCTCTTGTTGTCCTTTGAGGTAGACGAGGTCTCCAGATAGAGTTGGCTCATTAGGAAAGTGTTGGACTGGGATAGTTAAAAGCCAATAACGTGCTTGAGCTACCATGTGAGCCGCCAGTATTACTTACTATAAGGCGGCCCATGGCTCACCCCCCGCTCTATATATAAACCAGCCTGGGTGTCCCGCAGAGGGACTAAGCCACGCGTTCTGATTGGTGCAGAAAAAATACCCCTATAATTACCCCTATTCGTTCCCACCCCCGAACATGGTCATGATGAATAGGAAAAGGTCGTACAACAGAGCCTTCGGTAGGGCGATTAACGGAGGGCTGAAAGTAGCAATGGCGTATAAGCGATTCCGGAGTTCAACTCAGACGAGGACAAAACGTCAGACTAGTCGAAGTGGAGTCACACAGCATTACGACCGTCAAGTTCAATATGTTAAGAAGAGAATGCCATATAGAAAACGCAAAAGATGGACATCGTTCGTGAAGAAGGTGCATGCAGCAAATGAGCGTCAACTAGGAACCAAGACTCTTGTATATAGTGTTCAAGTAACGGGAACCACTAGTGCAGTTGGTGGACAGAATTGGCAATTTTGTTCACTGTATGGAGTAAATGGAAGTGGAGCTTCATCAGAGAAGGGTGCCACAGATTTGTATCAAATATTCCAGCAGGCCTATGACGCGGCGTTAGAAAATCAAAAGTTAACCTTCAAGAGTGCCGTGTTGGATCTTACGTTAACAAACACCGGAACAAATAAACTGGAAGTGGATCTCTACCATCTATCGTATTGGGGATCACCCGCACTTACTAGTTTTAATGCTACTCATAACGAGGCAGTAAATGATACCCCTACTATGGATCCTAATGGAACAGCGTTCTTTGGACCACTGTCGCTTGCCAAACGTGGCGTAACACCGTTTGATATTCCAGCACTTATGAAATTGGGAAAATTCACAATTGTGAAAAAAGTGAAATACTGGATTGATGTTGGTGATACCATCACATATCAGATACGTGATGCAAAAACACATGTTATATCAGAAAGTTCTGTATTAGAGTCTAATAAGTTTGCGCAAGCAAAGTTGACTCAGAGTCTATACATTAACTTCAAACCTGTTGCGGGAGCAGCTGAAACCGAAGGAAACAGTTTAACAATGGGAGTTACACGGAAGTATAGTCTTAATAGTGCAGATGATAAAGACCAAGATGGATGGGCAAATGTTTAAAATCAAATATATTTATTTTTTTACGAAGTAAAAAAATGTAGGTTAGGATAGGTTAGGATAGGTTAGGATAGGTTAGGTTAGGTCAGGAAAATCAAAAGTAAGAGTGTCACTTAGGTTAGGAATAGGTAAGGTTAGGTTAGGTGAGGATATATCATTAGTATCAGGTGCTCCGTGAGGAGGCACCCAATGAAAAATCATACGTTCAACATAGATACGTCTCATAAGACCGTCTCTTTGAGCAGAATTAATCTCAGTATACCAGTCGCGTGGATCAACATTAGAAGTAATAAAGAAACGAGTAGCAAGTAAAGGAGTAGAATAACCTTTCACTTCAACCATAGCAGGATAACGATCGAACCAAGTAAGAATATAGCTAATATCGATACGACCAATGAATTCATCGATAATGACTGTCTTTTGGCCTCTGTATCCATCCCACCATTTAGTATTGGGATTCTTGATGTATACATCGTTGATGTGTCCGGCCTCGTGCCAGGCGCGTCTAGTCTTGCCAATCCCAGACTCTCCCCAGTAGACACAGACAGAGATATCGGGTCTGATAGGTGGCTGGCAGTTGTCGACTCTGATTCGCTTGATAGAGGAGTAGTTACGGATGAGGATATCTTTGGGGATGTTCTCAAAGTTTCCGGATATTGCATCGTCGTAGACTCTGTCCCAGTCGGCTTTGCGGGCTCTTGAAACGGGCAGAGTTCCATGCTCGAATTGTGTGTCAGGCACACGTGTATCTTCTTTCCAGACATATTCGTTGGCGGCAGCAGAGCGTGATTCTTCACAGTGAGCTTGTGGACAGAAGTGTCGTTTGACAGCAGCCAGTCGTAGCTTCTTGGAGAAGACAGCCAGTAATTGCCAGTGGAGAAGACCAGTTTCTCCTCCTCGCTCTTGTTGTCCTTTGAGGT